TGACAATATGAACGAATTACAGAACAGAATTTTTGCACTGCTAAAACAGGCGTATTCTTCGCTTGGGTTAGGTGATGATGTCCTCAAGCAACATGCCATCATGCTTGAGCAATCGGGCTTGGTAACAGCCGAGAACGTGGAAACCGTAGTTAATTCTCCTGCACAGAAATCCTACTTGGAGAAGATGCAAAGCCAGTTAGACACTGTGCGCACATCCGCAACCGAGAAAGGCCGCAAGAAAGCCGAAGAGGAGTATCAGAAGAAGGAGAAGGAACGTAAGGATGCAGAAGAAGCTGCACGCAAGAAGAAAGAAGAGGAGGAGGCTGCTGCCGCCGCCGCTGCCGAAGAGGAAAAGCGCAAGAAGGAACTGGAGGGCAAGTCTGAATGGGAAAAGGCTCTTTCCGACCTAAAGGCTGAAAACGCCAAGCGCGAAAAGGAATGGGAGCAGAAGATGCAGGGCATTCTTGATGCCAACAAGACATCCGAGCAGACCATCGCCGACCTCAAGAAGCAGCTTTCTGACCGCGACGCTGCCGAAGCTGCCCGCGTTCGTATGGACGGAATCATCAAACAGGCAAAAGAATTGGGCGTACCGCAGTCAATGATTGATTTGGGGTTGAATATTCCAGCCGACTGGGATGCAGACAAGACAACAAACTATCTGACCGCTATGGCGAACAACTGGAAGACAAGTCATCTGCCTAACGAGAAGCAGAATCCTTTGGCAAACATCGGTGAGCCCAAGAAGGAGGATGTGGACGCTATCGCAGCTGAGTTGGTTCGTTAGTCCGTGAGTGTTCAACTTAACAATTAACAACGAAATGACCAAGATTGATTTAGCAAACCAAAATCGTGAGCAGATAGTATTCGGCAACGATTCCATTGTTATCCAAAAGTATTTTTCGGGTATCAAGGGTGGTCGCTCGCTGGATGTTGCTGCTAACTTCCCGCTGAATGTGATTCATGCAGGCCATGTAATCATCACAGACGGCGCAGGAACGTACAAGCCCATGCCTGTAAAGGCTAAGAGTGGCTACACGTACACCAAGGTTACTACCGCTGGTCTGTACGAGGCCATTGCTGACCCGACGGGCGAGAATCCCTATTCTAACGGCTGGTACACTGAATCGGATGGTACTTACACACAGGTTGGTGATACGGTAACGACTCCCGCCGCAGGTGTGACGTACTACAAGCAGAAGAATCCAAAGACCGAGGGCTGGTACACGGAGGCTACTGGTGTTTACACCAAGACCAACGACCAAACCCCGCAGGTTTCAACGGATTACTATGTCCGCAGTGGAAACGAGATTGCCACCGACGAAAACGGTAACACCGTTTACGAGTATGACAGTCTGCCAGCCAACTACGCCTATGCAGGTGTGTTGTACCGTTCCGTGAAGAAGAGTATGCCGCTGGCTGCAATTATGACCAACGGCGAAGTCAACAGTGAGGCACTGGAGATTGCGATGACTGGCATCCTGTCAGCCTTCCAAACCGCCTGCCCTCACATAGTATTCATCAAAGACGAAGCAGAAGAGGAGGAGTAAGCCATGCAACAGTCACTTTATTTCCAATACACTGAGAAGTATTTTCCGCTGCTGGTTCTTTCCATCGTGGAAAAGCTGAATGAGAAGCGTCAACAGTCGTTGCCGTATCTCTACAAGACGATGCTCACCCCGCAGTATTCGTCCGATGGCATGTGGGCTTCTGTGCTTGCACAGTACACCCGCGTAGCCGCTGACGTTGTTGCGCTGGATTCGGAACTGCCGTTGAAGAGCCTCGACACCATCGAGGTCGCCCACGGTGAGATTCCCAAGCTGGGCATGAAGCTGTATCTGACTGAAAAGCAGATGAAGGACATCGAGAACATGATTGCCAAGCAGATGCCGATTCAGCAGATTATCGGAAAGATTTTCGTAAATCTGCGTCGTTGTATCGAAGGTATCTTCGAGCGTCTCGAGGACATGTTCCTGTCTGAGCTCTCTACGGGTGTCGGTCTGAGTTCGCGCAACGCTGGAACAGGTGTTCGCGTGAATGTCGGCTACCTTGACGCTAACCAGTTCGTTGCCAAGGTTAAGGCATGGGCAGACCATGCCGATGCACTGGCCGTTGATGACATCGAGCAGGTGTTCGACAAGGCACTGGAAGACCAAAACACCATTACCGACGTGTTCACCGACGATTATGCGCTCCGCGCACTGTATAAGAACACACAGTTCAAGCAGCTGTTTGCGTTCAATCAGAACTTCGTCGGAAACAACATCCCCAACCTCGACTTCGACCAAGTGTCGCAGGTATTCCAGCGTAAGTGGGGTGTTGTGCTGCACCGCATCAACCGTTCCATCAAGACGGAGGTGAATGGCATCAAGAAGAACCACAAGCCTTGGGCAGAGGGTCGCATGGTGTTCACCTGTGATGATACCGTCGGCGATTTGGTCTATACCAACACTGCCGAGCAGTCTCATCCCGTCGCTGGTGTCACCTACTCTACCGTCGAAGGCTACATCCTTTGCAGCCAGTATTCCAAGAACGACCCGCTGCGTGAGTTCACCTCTTCGCAGGCTATGGCCGTTCCCGTAGTCCACAACGTTGACCAAATCTACACACTCGACCCCAAGAGCGTGATGGGTTAAACCGTAGGAGGACTGGAATATGAAGAAGATTAAGGTAATCACCCGCTTCAAGGATAAGTTCAACATGTCGCACTTCTTCAACGTAGGCGACGTGGTGGATTTTGAAGATGAACGCGCAAAGGACGTTATCAGCCGTGGTTTGGCAGAACCCTATGCGGAACCCAAGAAGGTAGCCGAAGCACCCAAGGCCGACGAAGCCGAAGCCGCCGCGAAAGCGGAAGCAGAGGCCAAGGCAAAGGAGGCAGAAGCCGCCGCAAAGGAAGCCGAAGCAAAGGAGAAAGCCATCGCCAAGGCCGAGGAGAAGGTTCTGAAAGCCACTGAAAAGGTCGAAACCGCCAAGGCCAAGGCCGACGAAGCCGAAGCCGCAAAGGAAGGTCTGACCGACGAGAAGCAAATCGCCAAGGCAAATGCAAAGGCTGAAAAAGCCGCCGAAGCACTGGCCAAGGCCGAGGAAGCCCTCAAGGTGGCACAGGATGAACTGGATGCCCTGAAAGGTGATGAAGAGTAACTTCTGACGCTATGACGATAAAGGAATACATATCACAGAAACTGCCCTCCATCAGTCTGACGGAGGCGCAGTTTGCTGACGTACAGGTAGATTTCGGCCTTGACACGAATCAGGAATATTCCGCTTCAAACAGCTTGGCCGTCAACAAGGCCATCGTCGGGATTATAGAGGAGCAGGTTCTTGCGCCGAAACTGCGTTCAGTCAGCGAGGGTGGTATGTCGTTATCGTGGAACTACGAGGATTTGGGGAAGCTGTATATGTACCTCTGCAAGAAGTACGGGCTTACCCCGAACCCCGAAGTGGTATCTCTTCTCGGTGTCAGCATGATAAGGGATGTTTCCTCAAAGTGGTAGGACATGTACGGAGTATCATTCAGACCACATAAGTTGCAAGTCGTCACCCGAACTGGAGGCGGCACGGATGAAAACGGCGTACCGCAGCCTGATACGGAAAGCACCGTTGAAATCCCATGCCGATTTGAGCCGAACGGCTCGGCAAGGCAGATACCCTTTCAGGACGGAACGGCACGCATCTATTCCTATACCGTCTATCTCAACCATGACTGCATGACGCTCAAGGTTGGCGATAAGGTAAGGCTCATCGACGGTGACGGCAACGCCATCGAGAATGACAGGGAATTTAGGGTGCTGGGATTCCACCGCTATCAGCTGAACGCTCGTATATGGGTGTAGTAGTCAGGCAGGATTCTTTTGACAAGCTGCTTGCGCAACTTGAAAACATTAAATCCGAAGTGGAGAATGCCGTCATTGACGTGTTCGCTGAAATAGGCGAATATGTTGTTGAAGGTATCAGAAACGGGGATTTGAGCAACTGGAACAATCAGACAGGCTCACTCCGTTCGTCGGTAGGGTTCGCGGTGTGCAGGGATGGCGAAATCGTAAAGATGTCTGACTTTAGGACGGTACTTGACGGAAAGGAAGGTTCTGAGAAGGGTCGAGCCTTGTGCGAAAGACTTGCATCAGAATACGCATCATTCCGATTTGCGCTTGTCATTGTCGCTGGTGAAGACTATGCGGCGTATGTGGAGGCCATAGAAAGTAAAGTCGTGCTTGCTGGCGGTCAGCTATACATCGAGGGTAACATTGAACGGATGCTAACAGAAAGAATCGCAAAAGTGTTTGAAAGGAAATGAAAACGGATGTTGAAATAAGGCAGGATGTGTTCGCAGTCGTAAAGGAGTCTGCGATAGCATTGAACATCAAGGGCGAAATACGCTATATCCCCCGCAAGGGCGGCTCTGCGTCCGAGGACTGCATCATATCCGTTCTTGACGGCGACAACGGGCAGATACAGAAGTGTATCGTGAACGTGAACGTCTATGTTCCGAACATCGACAGCGACGGCGAATCCGTAGAAGATATACCACGTACAAAGTTGCTTGCGAAAGTCTGTGAAACGGCATTGAAATGCGTTTATGGCGACGGGTTCATCATCCGTCTTGAAAAGCAGAGGATAATGCCTGTGAACGGAAAGGACGAGCATGTTATCAACAATAGAATAAGGTACAACTTTAACAACGAATAGAAATGGCAGTTAAGAAGATTTTAGGCTGGGGCGAATGCACAGGTACTAACACGGTTGACAACAACACCGTCGTAAGACATGCTGACATCGTGGAGAACTCCGCATCCCTCAGTGTGGAAGAAGGTTCTGAACAGGAGGCCAACATCGAAGGTGGAAAGGCCGAGGGTCGCAAGCAGAACCCCGACAAGTACATCATCGAGTATGACCGTCGTATCGGTGACGAGAACGAGGTTACGCTTGGCTTCGTCGAGGATGCTGGTGACATCGCCATCATTCCAAAGAACATCGGTGCTGTGTATGCGGAACTGAAGAATGTGTCGCGTAAGATTACGTTGAAGCAGAACACTACTGACGGTCTTGTGGCTCACTACTACTATAAGACCAAGGGTTCTACCGACTCCAACGGAAACTTGGACGATGTTGACATCAAGAAGCATACCGCCGACAACATGGAGTACACGGCAGTGTCATCTTCATCTGAGGGTTACAGCAACAAGAACCCGAAGGAGGAAGGCTGGTTCATCAAGAACGGAAACTCATACATCCATTCTTGGGACACCGCTCCTCAGAACGGAACCACCTACTACGCCCTTACGGAAGTCGTATCGGGCTAACGGTGACATCAAGCC